AGGGTATTCGAGTCGCTCCATTCGTGTAGGCAATTGCGCTAAAAGTTGTTTCGATGCGTATACACGCATAGTTACCCCAGCGGTCGAATTTGCGAAAACCGACCATTATACCACTGATGTTTCCTGCTTGGTATAGTGAGTTGATGCTACCTACACAATGGCCTTAGTTACCAGAGCGGAAGCAGCACGGATTCTTGGCGTTAGTGCCGAAGCTGTTTATGCCGCTGTAAAAAGCAAGCGATTGTCCGTTGTAACTGGTCGCGACGGAAAACCATTGGTGAATACGGAGACGATGCGTGAGGAATGGGCACGAAACACTCAGACGCGCATTGGTATTGGCCCGAAGCCACCTGGACCGGGCCGAGAGAAGAAACCATTGAGGAGCAAGGAAGAACGCATGGGTACATCGGAGGAGAGGATTGGCAAGACCAAGGAGTCAATTCCCGAATACGACGAATCGAGAGCGCGAACGGAGCACCTCAAGGCCGAGTTGCTTGAGCTGGAACGGCAACAAAAAGAGGGTTTACTCGTTCGTGCAGAAGATGTTGAACGCGAGTGGGTGGAAATTATCACAATGGCTAGAACGAAATTATTGGGGATTCCGACCAAGGCGAAGCAAAGAATCCCCGATCTTGATACGGACGCGATCGGGGTATTGGATGATATCGTTCGTGAAGCCCTAGAAGATCTTGCAAATAACGATGAATAACGCGCAAAAACTACGAAATAAGGCATTTTTGGCGTTCAAGCCGCCGAAGAAGATGACGTTGAGTGAGTGGGCGGATACTCATGCTTACTTGAGTTCAGAATCGAGTGCGGAGGGCGGCCGCTGGCATACGTTGCCGTACCAGAAAGGGATCATGGATGCGGTGACGGATCCGAAGATCGAGCAAATTACCGTAATGAAAAGTGCGCGTGTTGGATACTCTAAGATTTTAAATCACGTTGCAGCGTTTCATATTCATCAAGATCCATGCCCAATTATGATTGTGCAGCCAACAATCGAGGATGCGCAGGGGTATTCAAAGGAAGAGATCGCGCCGATGCTGCGTGACACGCCGTGTTTGCGTGGCTTGGTGAGTGAAGCGAAAGCGAAAGATGGCGCAAACACGATTTTGCAGAAGCAGTTCCCTGGCGGAAGCTTGAGTTTGGTTGGCGCTAACAGTCCCAGGGGATTCCGTCGCGTGAGTCGTCGTGTTGTCTTGTTCGATGAGGTTGATGGTTATCCGCCATCAGCCGGCACTGAAGGCGACCAGATCAAGCTTGGTATTCGACGTACCGAGTACTACTGGAATCGTAAGATTGTTGCCGGAAGTACGCCGACGGTGAAAGACTTCAGCCGAGTTGAGCGTATGTTTCAGCAAGGCGACCAGCGTCGATACTTCGTGCCATGCCCTGATTGCGGGCATATGCAGTATTTGAAATGGTCAAATATCAAGTGGCGCGACAACGATCCCGATACTGCGAGTTATGCGTGCGAAAGCTGCGGTGTGTGGATTCCGCACACGAAGAAGCGATGGATGGTTGAACGCGGTGAGTGGCGGCCCACCGCGCCAGGGAACGGCAAACATGTGTCGTTCCACATCTGGGCAGCTTACAGCTACAGCCCGAACGCAACATGGCCGAATCTGGTTGAAGAATTTTTAGATGCAAAGCACGATGCAGAGCAATTGAAGACGTTTGTCAATACGGTGCTTGGTGAGACGTGGGAAGACGAATATGCGTCGAAGGTTGGTGCGGATGCGTTGTCGGAGCGTGCCTCAAATGAGACATATCAGCAGAGTGTTGCCCCATCTGAGGCATTGTTGCTGACGATTGGCTGTGACGTGCAGGATGATCGACTGTCGCTGAGCGTCTGGGGCTGGGGTCGAGAGGAAGAGGGGTGGCTGATTGATCGCGTGAAGATCTATGGCGATCCGAGTCGGCCGGAAGTGTGGAAGCAGCTCGATCAGATTCTGCAGTCACCTTATGAGGGCGAGGGCGATCGGAAGCTGACGCCGATGGTGACGGCGATTGATAGTGGCGGCCACCATACTGCTGAGGTGTATCAGTACGCGCGTGAGCGGCAGAGCATGGGCGTGATTGCAATTAAGGGTATGGCGCAAAAGAACAAGCCACCGATCGGCAAGGCGAGCAAGGTGGATCTGAATGCGAAGGGTCGGACGCTGAGGAAGGGTGCGCAGGTGTTCCCGGTTGGCTCTGACACGGTGAAGTCGTTGCTGTTCGGCAGGTTGAAGCACAACGACCCTGGGCCTGGGTATCTGCATTTTTACGCGACGGTGGGCACGGATTATTTCGAGGAGCTGACTGCAGAGAAGCAGATCATGCGATTCAAGAACGGCTTCCCGGAAAGGGTGTGGGTGAAGAAGAGCAGCGCGAGGAATGAAGCGTTGGATGAATTGGTCTATGCGTATGCAGCGTTAAACCGTGTGTACCAGATCCGCGACCGCAGGACACTGTGGGATCAGATTGAGTCTGGTGCGCTGGAGAAGCCGAAGAAGCGCGTGGCGGCGAAACCGGCAGCGGGAAGGAGTTTCATAAACCAATGGTGAGCGTTACACTGGAGGAAATGTTGGCATTTAGCCAGAAGTGAACATTCCCGCAACGATCGCTGCTGGTACGACTGTTGTGTGGATTGATGACGCAACCGTCGATGTACTTGGCGCTGCGGTTGACAGTACAACACACAGTCTAACTTATTATCTACGCAAGAATACTGCTGCTGAGGGAGTTACTGCGTCTGGTGTTGCCTACCAGTCCGGCTGGCAGGTGACGCTTGCTGCGGCAACAACCGAGGCAATGGATGCCGGCGATTGGTATTTCCAGGCTGTTGCAACGAATCTGACCGATAGCACGGTGCTTGAGCTGGGCCGTGGTGGCTTCACGGTTGAAGCATCGCTGGCGTACAGCGGAACGCCTGGAGCGTATGACGGTCGTTCGCAGCTTCAGCAGGATCTGGATGCTGTCAAAGCTGCGATTCGAGCAATTATCAGCGGTGGCGCGGTAGCCGAGTATCGTATTGGCAACCGTAATTTGAAGAAATTCGACCTTACGGAGCTGATGGAGCTCGAGTCTCGCCTGAAGGCGCAGCTTGCACGCGAGAAGAAGGCCGAGATGATCGCCAACAACCTTGGCGATCCGCACAAGCTTTACGTTCGTTTTAATCAAGGCTGATGGGACTTCGCACTCGACTGCTTCGTAGGCTGGGTCTGCAGCCGATTCCGCGTTCACTACCGAGGCGGCGTCGTAATTATGCGGGCGCGATCATCAGTCGCCTGACGAGTGACTGGATGTCATCGCAGGCCAGTGCTGATGCTGAGATTCGCACCAGTTTGCGGAAGCTGCGTGATCGCAGCCGCGAGATGGTGCGGAACAATCCGTATGCCAAGCAAGCGAAGCGGACGACGCAGATCAACGTGGTTGGCAGTGGCATCAAGCTGCAGTCACAGGTGCAGCAGCTTCGTGGTCGGAGGCTGAATGATTCAGTGAACCGGCTGATCGAAGAGAAGTGGAATGCTTGGTGCCGTGCTGATAACTGCGATGTGGCCGGTCGGCACAACTTCCACATGATGGAGTGGCTTGCTGTTGGTGCGTTGCCGGAATCGGGCGAGGCGCTATTCAGGATCATCCGCCGACCGTTCGGCAGCAGCCGGGTGCCACTTGCGCTGGAGATGCTGGAGGCTGATGTACTGGATGAGGAGTATCAAGGCCCAACCATTGCCCCACGCAACGAATGGCGCATGGGTGTGGAGATCAATGAATGGGGTCGCCCGGTGCGGTACGCCTTCCTCACGCGCCATCCAGGTGACTACTGGTTCCAGAATGTGCCGCAACGAGAGGGTAAGCATGTCTTTCTTCCTGCGGAAGATGTGATTCATCTGTTTATCCCGGAGCGTCCGCAACAGCATCGAGGGGTGCCGTGGTTCCATCCTGTTATGGCCGATGCGCATCAGCTTCAAGGGTACGAAGAGGCTGCGGTGATCCGAGCGCGTGCGGGTGCATCGATCATGGGCTTCGTCACGTCGCCTGAGGGAGAGCTTGAGGCGGATGACGTTGAAGGTGAACGCCGGATTTCGGAGTTCGAGCCTGGGATGTTCAAGTATCTGGAGCCAGGTCAGAACGTGACGGTGCCGGACATCGATTCACCGGACCAGCAGTTTGAGATGTTTGTGCGAAATAAGGTGCGTAGGTTTGCAAGTGGGTTTGGATGCAGCTACGAAACCCTGAGTCGCGACTTCAGTGAAACGAATTACAGCAGCAGCCGCCTAAGCCTGCTCGAAGACCGCGAACACTGGAAAGTGGTACAGCAGTACTTGATTGAGCATTTTCACATGCGTGTGTTCCGCGAGTGGCTGAATCTTGCGGTGCTTGCCGGTGAGCTGCCGTTTGAAGACTTCGACCAGCGGCCTGAGCGATACGACAACCCAAGGTGGATGGCCCGTGGCTGGGATTGGGTGGATCCGCTGAAAGAAGCGAAGGCTTACCGCGAAATGGAACAGGCGGGATACATGACAAAAGCGCAAATTGTTGCGAAACTAGGTGGAGATTTCTACGACAACTTGGCCGAGCTGTCACGCGAGCAACAAGCAGCACAAGAGCTTAGTGTGGAGCTTGACCGCGACATCATTGACGCGCAAGCTGTGCCGGAGGTTATCGAGTAATGCCTGCAATGCCGACTGAAGGGATGCGCGAAGAAGCGCATCGTTATCGCGCCTGGAAGGAGGAAGGG